CGCCGAGCCATCCGCCGACCTTGCCGGTCTTCGCAAAGTCGCCGAACAGGTCGCGCGCCAGATTCGCCGCCATCGCTTCGGCGGCCATGCGCTTGAGCATCGTCCCGAAGCTCTTGCCGATGTCGACGAACTTGCCGTCCAACACATCGAACATGTGCTGCCCGAGCGAGTCCTGAATGTTCTTCGCCGCCTGCTTGGCCCACTCATCGGCCTCGCTCAGACCCTCGGACACTGCGTGCAGGCCGTCGAGTTTGTTGCCGAGCAGGAACCGCGCGAGCGCCCCCTCCTGTTCCGTCAATCCGCCGATCTCACCGACCAGCCCATTGATGCGCTCCAGTTCCCGCGTCACTTCACGCACCGGGTCGACCGAGTCGCGCCACGCCGCCGACTGATCGGTGATCGACTTGGCATCACGCGCCAGCGCGTCATCGATCAGCTTGACCAGCTCGGCCTCTTGCTTGAGCAGCGCGTTCTTTTCCTCGATCTTGTCGATCTCGCCGGCAATGGCAGCGGCGCGCGCCAGCTGCTTGTCGGTGACCTTGCCCAGTAGGCCGAGCGACTCCTGGTAGTACAAGGTCTCGGTCGCGTTCAGATCGATCGTCTTCGCCATCTGCTTTTGCAGCGACTCGATGTACTTGTCGATCTCGGATTGCTTGGCGGCTGTGCCAGTACCCGGCGCTACCGGCTCCGCGCCGGGTTTGCGCGCGAGCAGTGCGCCGTTGAACGACCCGCGAAACTCGCGCGTCTCGCGCAACTGAAGTCGCGACTGCAGCGCGAGCAACTTTTTGAGGTCTTCCTCGGCCTGCTTGACGTCGTTGCTGAACCAGCCAGTTGTGCGACCAGTCTTTGCGCCTTCGATCTGCTGCCGCACGAACGCGATCTTTTCCTCGAGCGTCCCGAATCCCTTGATCGCAAGCGCAACATCGAGCGCGTCGCCGAACCCGAGCCCCTCGACGCGAGCGTCAATGAATCGCGCGATGACCGAATTGAGCGCCGGCAGCAGCCCATTCGCAAGATCGCGCCCGAGCGCGGCGACAGACGTACTCAGCCGCTCGAGGTTGTCGTTGAACTCCTCGGCCCGCTTCGCAGCATCCGACCCGAGCACCAGCCCGAGTTTGCGCGCCTCCTCGGTAAGCGCTTCGAGGCCGTCCGCGCCCTGGTTCAGGAACGGAATCAATTTCGGCCCGATCCGCTCTCCGAACAGCGCGACCGCGAATGCGGTCTTGTTCGATCCGTCGCGGAACTCGCTGAATCGCTGCGCGACAGCCTTGAGCGCGTCCTCCGAGTCCTTCAGCGTCGCCGGGTCCATGCCCAGTGCGCGCAGCGTCTTGGACTCTTGCCCGCCAGCGTTTGACTTCGCCTTGGTCAACTGCTCGTTGAGTTTGACCAGTGCTTTTCCAAGTTCCTCGGTTTCCAGCCCCGACAGTTTCGCCGCGTAGTCGTACCCGGACAGCGCCTCGATGCCGACACCGGTAGATTGCGAAAGCTTGACAAACTGATCCTGCAGGTCGATGAAGCCCTTGAACGCAGACCCCAGCTCGCGCGCAATCCAGCCCGCTCCGATCAGCTTGATGGCGGACATGACGCCACCAAACGCACCTTCGAGCGCCTTCGCACTCTGCCCGGTGCGCTTGACGACCTGGTCAAGCCCGTCCTGAAACTTCGCCAGCCTCGCTTCGATGTCGATAGACAGCTTCGGCACTACATCGCTCCAAAGTGCTGCATGGGGTCAGGCTCCGGCTCAGGATCACGACGCTTCGGCATGAAATCGGCCGGCGTCATCTGATGACCCTCTTTCAACTGCTTGCCCGAGAAGTTCACAATCGTTGACGCGACAATTCCGGCGTGCAGATCCCCGCGTTCCACGCCCAGCGGTGCCTCTCGGTGGAACGCCCGCCACAGGTCAAATTCCTGCGCGCTCATTCGCTCGCCCAGTTCATCCAGCGTCATCCCGAGGTGCCCGGCCAGAATCAAGGCGAATCGGACCTCTGGTCGGGCAAGTTTTTTTCGACTTGGGCCTCGCTCATGCCAGACACGCGCTCGACCGCCTGCCAGAGCTTCAGCGCGTCTTCGAGATGCTGGCCGCCCCAGGCATCCCAGTCGACCGCGGCCCACAGAGGCTCGCCGCTCGCGTCGCGCACGGCAACGGCAAGCCCCTCGCACATCTGGCTGAACCGCGGGCCCTCCCACGTCGCAAACCGCAGCTTGTCGGCGAGGCCCAGCCCGTAGACCACCACCTCGCCGCCCAGCGCCGCGACCTCGACCGCCTCTTTCTGCACCCGCGGCACCGGCAGGCTTGCTTTCTTGAGCGCCATGTCAGGTCGCGTACACCGTCGGCCGCCCGAACATCGTCACGACCACCGACGTCGTGACCTTGTCGAGCGCATTGCCCACAGGGAGCAGCGTTGCACCGACGTAGCCGGTGAACAGCACTTTCTGGCTGTTGGCGAAGGTGAACCGCACCGCGAGCAGCGTCTGGTTCTCCGACGCCTCGTTCAGCGCGATCAGGCCAGCGTCCGCCACGTCCCAGATCGATTCAAACGTGTAGGTCGCTGGGCTGGCCACACCCGGCATCTGCTTCCGAATGCTGTCGTGAATGGTCGTGATGTCCACGAACTCGAAGTCTCCGCCGGAACCCTGCAGTCCGGTCGCGGTCGACAACGCCGTGCCGAACGTGATTACCTGACAGGTCCCGCTCACGAACGTGCCGAATGCGGTCGAGTCCAGACCCGCGAGCTGGAACGTCGATCCGGACCCGCCAGCGACGCGGAACACGCGGCCGTCGACCTGGGTCATGCCGGTCACGTCGAACACGACGTAGGCGCCGTCCGCAGGCAGGGTGCCCGACGAGAACGTCGCCACTGCCGGGTCTGCCTTCGTGATGCCGGTGATGGTTTGCGCGGCTACGAGAGCACTCTGAACGTCCACGTCGACGTTCGTCCACAACGAGACGTTTGCCATGATGCGAGACTCCAAAAGAAAAGGCCGCGCAGTGGCGGCCGGTTGCTGAAACAAAAACGGCCGCTCAGTGGCGGCCGGTCAATGCAAGGTCAGGCGGTCATGTCGCCCAGTGATCGATCGAGAGCACTGCGGCCCACAGATCCGACTCGGGGTCGAACTCGGCGCGTCTGCCGGTGGTCAGGAACCCTGCGGCACGAACTGCTGTCGCCGCCGCATCACAGACGGCCTCGGCACTCGCGCGCGTCGCGCCCATGCACCAGACGTCCATTGCGGCGACCGTTGCGATCACGGTGCCGTGGATCGTGTTGTGATACTCGGTCCCGGTGCGCTCGAACGTGATCGCAGGTAGCGACCCCTCTTGTGGCGCAACGTCCGGGTAGATGCGCGTGCTGACGAGGGCCGTGACCCCGGCGGCACCGCTCAGGGTCGAGTAGAGGACGGTTTCAGCGCTCACTTGATGTCTCGCATCGCCGGGGCGAATTCACGCTCCATGCGGTCATTGAACGCTTGCACCGCCCCGCCCTGACCCGCGGTGAACGCTGGCGCGAGGAAGGGGAACTGGCGTCGCCTTGCCCCGCCTGCGATCAAACGGCGACGCTGAAGCGCTTTCGACCTGTCGCCGCCCTTGATTCCTTTGCCACGGCCGCGCGGAATCCAGCCGCCTTCCAGCCACCGCCAGTAGAACGGCACCCCGCGCCCCTTGGTGCTCTTGCCGACGCGCACACCCACTCCCACGCTGACGACGCCAATCTCGCGACTACTGCCGCGCCTGATGGCGATGTTGCGTTTCAGCGCCCCCGGCACGCGGTTCTTGGCCGGCGTCTTGAGTACCGGCGCACGGTCCTGCGCGAAACGCCTGAACACCGACGCAGCAGCTCGCACGGCGTTTCGCGTCACCCGCAGCCGCGTGCGCTTTTCGACCTCGGCCAGTTGCCGACGGAAATCTGCAATGTTCACGGTCACGGTCACGATGCAGGCGCCTCCGCGCGCGCCATCAGCTCTAGCGTCTCCCGAGCATCTCCCGGATTGATGACCTCGACGATCCCATAATCGGTCCCGTCGAACTGGATCTGCATGGCCGGCGTGATCCCCGACCTGTAGCGGATCAGGAAGCGGGTCGTGATGTCGGCTTGAGCCTCGCGCATCGCGACGTACTCTCGGCCCCGCACCGGCAGGACGGCAGCCCACACCGTCGCCACCGTGGCCCACGTGATGACCTCGGCACCGTAGGCGTCGCGCGTGACCGACTTTTGCCGGATCACGATGCGACGATTCATCCGGCCGGGGTCCATCAGACACCCATCACCCGATAGCGGTCGATGATCCGCTCGACAAACGGACTCGGCATCGCCGGCTTGTCGCTGTCTGCCATGCGGGTCGTGTACAGCGTACCAACCCGGAGCAGGATCCACGCCCGAAGCGCCTCGGGGCAGTTCGCGTAGCCAGCCTCATAGGTCACGATGACGGCGTTGGCATCGTCCCTCGTGCTCGGCCATGACTCACCGTAGGCCGGCAGTATCCAGCACGGCTCTTGCGCGTCGTCGAAATAGTAGTCAGGGCCGGACAGCGCCTGCGTCACTCCGTCAGTGTCGATGTATTCGACCGACGTGATCGCCGACACCGGAGGCCGCGGCAATTTGATGCCCGCAGCGGGGAATGCGTCCAGTGACAATTCGAGCGTCTGTTCCGCAATCGCACGATCCGTCAGGTGCTCGCACTCCTCGCGCGCGGCAGTGATCAGCGCACCGATCAGCGCATCATCGTCGCTGATGTCGACCTTCAAGTGCAGCTTCGCCTCGGCGACGGACACCGGCTCGACAGTCGGCGCGGTGATGATCTTCAGGCCCATCAGTTTCTCCTGCTCGCCGACTGTGTGTTCGACCTGATCGCGCGCTGCTCATTCATGCGTGCTGCGCGCTGTGAATTCGTCCGCTCCGCATCCTGCGCATTCGATCTGTTCGAGTGGTCAGCTTGAGCACTCCTTCGCCCGAACCCGGCGTAAATGTGCGCGGTCAGACTGCCCGCATACGCGACCACTGCGCTCCCAGTCAGCGCGACAAACGTCCCTTCGACTGCGACGACGGTGCCAGGCACGCATGACACCGCGATCCCGGTCAGGCCGAGATTGACGTACCCGCCGAGCGTCCCGGCGCTCGCCGCGACCTCTGATCCTGTCAGGCCCAGTACCGCCGCCGCCGACAACGTGCCGGCGCTCACAGTCACCGCCGACCCGGTGAGCGCTACAGTGATGTCCGCCTCGGTCTCAGGCGTCAGCGTCCCGGCAGCGGTCGTGACCTCAGCCCCGCTCGCGGCCACTTCCACGGCCACGCCG